TGGTTATTCGCGACTACACTTTTTTTCTAGCGACTGGCTATATATATTTAGGTAATTGTTAGCTTATGGCAACGCAAAGAGATGTAGCAGAACACTTAGACCTATCAACTAAAAGTATTTCTGAATTAATTACAAAAGGCGTATTACCATCAAAAAAAGGTAGATCACCACTTAATATTGATGTTTGCAGACACGCTTACATCAGTTATTTGCGAAAATTAGCTGGTTATCACAAAAAAAGTGGTTCAGGTGATATAGCAGAGGAAAAAACACGCCTAACTAAGGCACAAGCTGATAAAGCAGAGCTAGAAGTGTCAGAATTAGAAGGTAAACTAATTCCAGCACCATTAGTACAAGATACATGGACTGATTTTGTTGCAAATGTACGAGCAAAGCTACTTGGCATACCATCTAGACTTGCACATCA